GCAGATCGCGCGAAACTGGGAGGCGGCGCAGGGCTCGGACGACCTGATGCGCGTCGCGCGCAACACCATGCTCGGCGAAACATGGGTCGAGTCGGGCGATGCCCCGGAATGGCAGCGGCTGCAGGACCGGCGCGAGGCTTATGGCGGCTGGGACATCCCCGAACAGGGGCTTTACCTCACCGCCGGGGCCGATGTGCAAAAGGACCGGATCGAGATCGACATCTGGGCCTGGGGCCGGGGCCATGAAAGCTGGCTCATCGAGCATATCGTGATCGAGGGCGGGCCTTCGGAACCGCGAGCCTGGGACCGGCTGACGGCGCTTTTGGGCCGAACATGGGTGCACGAAAGCGGCGCGGTGATGCAGATCGCCAAGCTCGCGATCGACACCGGGTATGAAAGCCCCGCCGTTTATGCCTGGTCGCGCCAGCAGGGGTTTGCGCAGGTGGCGCCGGTCAAGGGGGTGGAAAGCTTCAACCGCGCCGCCCCGGTGACCGGCCCGACCTTTGTCGATGCCACCATCGGCGGCAAGCGGCTGCGCCGCGGCGCGCGGCTCTGGACGGTGGCAGTTTCAACCTTCAAGTCCGAAACCTACCGCTATCTGCGGCTGGAACGCCCAAGCGACGAGGACCGCGCCGCAGGTGCAGGCTTTCCGCCCGGCACCGTGCATCTGCCCGACTGGGCGGAAACCGAATGGCTGAAACAGCTGGTGGGCGAACAATTGGTGACCCTCCGCAACAAGCGCGGGGTCGGCCGCCTTGAATGGCAAAAGATGCGTGAACGCAACGAAGCGCTCGATTGCCGGGTTTATGCGCGGGCGGCGGCGTGGATTCTCGGCGCCGATCGCTGGACCGAAGAAACCTGGGCGTCGCTGGAAGCGCAGGCGGGCGTGAAGCCCAAGGAACCGGCGCCACCTGCTGCCAAAGCCGCAGCAGCCACGGCAGGCACGCTTGAAACCCCGCGCCACAAGCGGCGCGCTTACACGCCCACATACATGAGATGACGATGACCCATGACGAGATGCAGGCGAAACTGACAGCGCTTTTGGACGCCCGCTACGCCGGGGTGCGCACGGTCAGCTATGATGGCCGCCAGGTAAGCTATGCCTCTGACGGCGAACTGGCTGCGGCGATTGCCGATCTGGAGCGGCGGATCGCGAGCCTTTCGGGCCGCCGCTCGCGCGTTTCGCGCAGCTATGCGGTCAAGGATCTCTGAAATGGACACGGGTACCTGGCGCGCGCGCCTCGGCGCTTGGGTCGGCGGCTATGATGCCGCGCAATCAAGCCGCCGCTTACGGGGGTTCCAGCCGACCCGCGCCCATGTCAATACGCTGATCGCCGCTGCGGGACCCGAGATGAACGCCCGCGCGCGCTGGCTGGTGCGCAACAACGGCTATGCGGTGAACGCCATTGAGAGCTGGGCCGCGAATGTGGTGGGCGACGGCATCAAGCCCAACTCCACGATCCGCGCTGCCGCCCGCAAGGAGGCGATTCAGAAGCTCTGGCTGGCCTGGACCGACGAGGCCGATGCAGAAGGCCTGACCGATTTTTACGGGTTGCAGCGCCGCGCCGCGCGCGAAGTGTTCATGACCGGCGAGGTGTTCTTTCGCTTGCGCCCGCGCCGCCCGCAAGACGGGCTGAAGGTGCCACTGCAACTTCAGATGCTGCCCGCCGAAATGCTGCCGCTGCATCACACAGCGCCCGCCCAAAACGGCAACCGGGTTCGGCAGGGCATCGAGTTCGACCGCGTTGGCCGCCGTGTGGCCTATCATTTTCTGCGCCGCCACCCGGGCGACGCCACCGATCCGGGCCTTGCGGGGGAAATCGTGCGGGTGCCTGCGGCGGAAGTGATCCATGTGATCGACCCGGTCGAGGCCGGGCAGTTGCGCGGCGCCTCGCGCTTTGCCCCCGCTATCGTGAAGCTGTTCCTGCTCGATCAATACGACGACGCCGAGCTTGACCGCAAAAAGGTCGCGGCAATGTATGCGATGTTCGTAACCTCGCCCGCGCCCGAAAACCCGCTGGCACCGACCGATGACGATATCGAGGTGGCCCCCGGTCAGGTGGTGCGGCTCGACCCCGGCGAGGATGTGACCGTGGGCCAGCCTGCGGAATCGGGCGCGACCTACGAGCCGTTCCAATACCGCACCTTGTTGCAGGTTTCTGCCGCCCTCGGCATTCCCTATGCCTATCTCGCCAACGACATGGTCAAGGGCAACTTCTCGAACTCGCGCCTTGCGCTGATCGAGTTTCGCCGCCGGGTCTCGGCCTGGCAGCATTCGGTGCTGGTCTATCAACTCTGCCGCCCGGTCTGGCAACGCTGGATGGATACGGCGGTGTTTGCGGGCGCGCTGCGCCTGCCGGGCTATGAAAAGCGGCGCGACGAATATCTGCGTTGCGATTGGCTGCCCACGAAATGGGACTGGGTCGATCCGCTGAAAGATGCCAATGCCGAGATCGCGCAGATCGAGGCGGG